ACTCGGTCAGGTAGGCCCTTGACTCTTCACCAAAATCCTCCACCTCCTCACCAATGTGTTCGAGCACCCTTGCCACCACGTGCGTGGCCTCGTGGGCCACCACGCTGGCCAGCAGGGCCGCGTTGTCAACACACTCGATCAGGTTGAACACCACGATGACAATAGCCTCTTTGTTTGTAGAGAAGCTGTGTGTCTCCGCGATGCCCAACTCCAGTGGCGCCATGTCAGGCTGTGCTGTTATGCCGTGGTCCTTCAGCACCTTGTAGAACGCCTGTGATGTAAAGCACATCTTTACAGGCACCGGAAAGAACCCGACGTCAACATGAAAATACGCGTTGTTCAAAATATCTCCTCGCGTTCAAAGTTGCTGATACTGTCCACGTACTTCTGCGCTTTCGGTTTCAGCTTGATGCCAAGGTACACGTTGGTCAACTCCCCGTCAACGCGAATCCTTGACGCTGTCACACGGTGGTCCTGCGTTGCCGCAAGAAACCTGCGCTTGAACGCCATGTCACTGCCGGGCGGTATGTTCTTTGCAGTGGCCCACTTGCGCCAACACACAAACACGTCGTCCTTCTGCGAATGCGCTTCTAGGTCGTAGTCCAGTGCGTCTGTCACGAACGAGCCGATCGGGTTGCCTAGCTCCTCCATCAACTCCAGTAACTCGCGCCCTGTTGTTGGTTGTTGGAACCTCTGCCCGTCACGCGCCATGCGTCGTTGCTGTCCTGCGATGGCCCAGTTAAAAATGGCGGGTAACTCTTTAGCCAACTTGTCGGCTAACAGTGTGTCCTCTTTGCCATAAAAACTGTTGCTCATCTTCAGCACAATCATGCGCCCTGTTAACGCGTTTGAGTTTTCTGTTAACTGCAAGGCCTCATTAGAGTAGATCACAATGCGCGTTGGCAAATATCCACTCCAAGCTTCCTTGTTTTTTCTGTTCACAGTCACAGTATCCCCGCCAACAATCCGGAGTAACTGGCTCACTACAGCACCCCTGTTGCGCTCCGGTGCTCGTGCGTCCGTGAAACTCGCTAGCAGTTTTCCTAGCCATGGTTGAAGTCCAAAAGTATCGCATAACTCATCCAGTTGTGGCGCCACTGTGTTATGTTGCCCCAAGAGGCTTACGAGCACCTTGTTGATCGTTCCCTTGCCAGAGCGGCGTGGGCCAATGATGTTAAAGAATTTCTGCTGTGATGAATCACCACTCAGAATGTAACCGAACATCTCCTGCAGGCAGGTAATGCTCTCAGGGTCGTCGCCCCAAATGTCCTGCAAGAAACGCTCCCATGTTGGGCACGTCGCGTCAGGGTCGTACGCAAACGGCAAACTGTTTTGCGTAAAGAACCCCAAGCTGTGTGGGATCAGCATGTTTTGCTCGGTGTGAAAAATGCCGTTCTCAAGCGACACCAGTTTGCTCGGGTCTGGCCTGTTGCTCCCGTACCCCTCAAGCCACACCGGTGGTTTGGTGTTGGCCGTGTTAGGCAGGTGCGTCACAGCGTGCACCGCGTCTAGGATCGCAGACACGTGCGCGGGTGTTGGGTTGAACGGCATCAGGTTCTGCTTCTTGTCGTACTTCTTGCACCGGTCCAAGAACGTGTACAGCATGGAGCGCACTGTGGCCTCCTCAATGTCTTGGTAGTGCGTGCCCCTGTACTGGAACATGTCTCCCGCGTACGTGGTCAACGACGTGCCTTCCTCGCACGTGAACTGGCTTGACAAGAACTCTTTGGCGTGGTTCAGTGGCCCGCCTGTGAGCACCTTCTCACCGTTGGCCACCACCGCGGCCTCCTTGGTCTTGTTGACCTTGAACACCAGTGACCGGAGGGTCGTTCCGCCTGTGCCACCGAAGCTGTCCCACTTGGCCGCGCACTGGCCGGCCGCGTAGGCCCCGCAGGCACCGTCGTTATCAGACCACCGGTCCCACAACTCCAGTGCCTCGTAGTCGCCACCAAACTGGTGGTGCAGTGCCATGCCCACGGCCAACCAGTCTGTGTAGCCACAGTCGGGGTCTAGCAGTGTGAGCAGGTCGGTCTCGACACGGGCCAAGTCCCACCCGTCTAGGGGAGGGCTGTAGTCTGCAAACGAGTCCCCCGACCGGTAACTTCTGCGTGCAGGGACAATACTTTCAAGGTTTTGTTCCTGATCAGGAATGTTGCCGCCAAGGCTGTGGCCTGTCACTGTGAAGTAACGGCCCTTTGGGTATATCTCTAAACCCTTCTCGTGGTCCACGTGCGCGGCATTCAACTGCGCCCGTGTGAATATCTTGATGCCGGTGCCTGAGGGGCTTACTTCCGCGTAGCCTAGGACCGCGTCTTTAATGGCCTGCGCTTCAGGCGTAAGAGACGTTGGACCCTGAACGGCATCCACGCAGTCGTCCAAGTCAATCCCCATGATGCCGTCGCTACCATCAAAGACAAAACCAACACCATCGAAGCGGCCAGTTTGATAAGCCTCTTGTGCATGGAGAAAATCACACCATGTTGTTGGGTTTGTGGAACTTGCTGACGACCCATTTGACTGCAGTGGTAACTTTGACCACCGCTTGCTCGACCCTTCTCCAACCTCGACCAATCTCCATAGAACCCAACGGGAGATTTTCTTCAGGCTGATCGGGATGTTCTCGAATTGAACCGACAGTGCTGTTGGCTTGTTCATGTGCCTCTACCTTTATGATGTTTCCAAGTGGTGAATTTATGTTTTGTCTTGTACCCTTGACCATCTCGGCCAAGTGTTTGCGGTCGCAGTTTAGCACACGTGCCGCCTCACGTAAAGAGGAGTACTGCAACACCATTTGGTTGCGTGGGTTCCCTTTGTATTCAACTTGTACTCGCACTCTCATTTGTGCACCCCCCTCACAACTTCTGAGGCTATGTTGCGCGCCTGTTTCATTTCCATTAGGTTCATTTCAACCTCCTTAATTTGCTCGTCCATTTCGTTGACGATCGCCTGCCCGTACTTCTCTGCGGCCTCGTGTGCTGTCATGTCCTCTTGCACGACCTTGTTCAAAATGCTGTTGTCTTCTTCCACGTTCCTGTACCCAAACTGCACGACGCCCTGCATTTCCAGTATGGTGATAACCACCATAGGCATGACTAGCACTATGGCCAGTGCTGTGATGGGGTCCAAAAAATACCCAACCACCGACGCCAGTATGGCGCCAAACAAATAGATTGCGTAAATGATTTTTTTCATCCCATTTCCTGACACAGTTTTAAGGCCTCGATGACCAACTCGTTGATGTTGGCTAGTATTTGGTTGCCGTCTGCCTCGTACTTGTAGTGCAGTCGCAGTTGTTCCGATATGTCCAGCAACGCAAAGATCGCGTCCTGCCCGTGCAGTGCGTATCGCAGTTTGTCCTCGTCGTCGGGGTACTCGAACTCAAGTATTGCCTTCATGCTTTGCTCCAGTCGTAGCCGTCGTCATCTTCTCCCGCACGTGCACGGTCCTCGAAAATGTATTTGGGTTGGTAGTTTTGCGTGTAGTCGACCCATGCCTCTTCGTAGCGCATGTACTCTGTGTTTGGAATGAACAGGGGCGTTAGGCGCCCGTCCTCTTTGACTGATCCTAGACAACGTGTGGCCGGTGTGCGCGTTGCGCGCCACGCCTTTCTCGCCCGTCGCACACGTAACCACGCCTCCCTAACTTCTTCAGTCCACTGCGCGGCCTTCTCGGGCGGTAGCATTTTTAGGTTGGCTTCGTATTGCACGCGCTCGTTGTCTGTCATGTCTTATTCCTTAGGTGTGTACGTTTTGCCTTCAGCAATGGCGGTTTTGAGCACGCTAACGAACGCAAAATTTAGCAGGTACTTGGTTGCCAGTGGCCCCATGTTGATGTTGCAGTCACAGGACCCATCCTCGTTTTCTTTGACGTGCTCCACCCTGATGTAATCAAAATCTTTAATGTCAACTTCTGAAATCATAATCAACTCGCTAGTTTGTACAGGCCCACGTTCGCAAACGCGTAACCTAGGTACGTTAGACACATGGGTGTGTTGCCCTTGAGCCCCTGCTCAAAGGCCACACCCGCATAAATTAGCCCCGTAAGGGCAATTAGCCACCCGCTCATACTCTTACTCCTTCTTTTTGACCTTATGGGGTCTACTGTATTCTGCCTTTACCAACTTAACGAACTTTCTCAACTCTTTGTCGTAATTACAGGCCCAGTCTATCGTGGCGCCCTTAGGCTTCCACGGTTCATCGGACCATAGGATAAAACCTGCCTTCTCTGCCAATTGTAGCATCTTAGCACGTTTCATGCCAGCTCCTTGTTTGCCGGACAGTCGCGTCCCTGTCTGCAGTCACCATGGCATGGTGGGCACACCTTTTTTCTGTCTTTGTCGGTCTCGTTTGTTTGGTGTTTGCTCCACCCCCTGATTGGGCAGTTGTGCCCCTCGTTACACTCGTAGTCACAGCAGTCCATGCTTATCTCCTGTACGCTAGTTCGGGGCAGGTGTAGGTGGTGCCGTGCCAGTCTGCGTGGTAGGACGGCTTGACCTTGTTGGCCTCTTGCTCGGCCTTCTGTTTGGCCCTTGTGGCCTGTTTGTACGCGTTCATTTTGTCTCTGTTGTTTTTAGCCCACTCGCGCTCTTTCTCCCGCTTGCGCTCTAGGCGCCTTTGGTTGGTTGCCCACACGTCCCTGATATCACCTTTAGCCATGGTTGCGCTCCTTCAGTTTAGCCTCTGCCCATTTGACCCCGTGCAAAAACGCCACGTCGCCAATGTAAATGTCAGGTATCTCGCGCTCTGACACACCCCTCCATGGGCGCACGTAGTCCTGAATGTCGTCGTCGTCATATTTGGGTTTGCTCATGTCTTGGTCTTTCATGCTTGTCCCCTTGCTCGGATAACATTAGCCCAATTTGGGGCATCCACTACATCTTCTAGCCACTTTGCACACGCCTCACGCTCATGCTGTGCTACTAACTTGGCAAAGCGTTCAAACATCAATTGACATTTATCAATTTCCTCATCAGAAAATCCAACCTCTTTTGCTATCTTAGTAATTTCGTTTTGTGTCATACGTTTCCCCTTGCTCGGATTAAGTCTTCGTACTTCTTTAATGCGTCCCAAAAACCCTCTTCGTAATCCGCGGTATGTTTGCCTTGCAACTCTACTTCTTTACGCAGTCCGGCACACATCTCGCGCTCTTGTAAGATGGCCAATTTTACGAACTGAATTAGCTCAATCTCACCATCTTCTTCAGCTTTGCGAATAATGCTTTCCCTACTCATACCACCCCCTTGCGGCCGCAGGGCGCTGTGCTCGCGAACACGGCCGCCAGTAGGTGGTCGGCTCCCCTGTCAGGGCCCTTGTACTGCGCCAGTCCAGTGCGCACCCGCGCCACCAACTGCGCCACCGTGGGCGCCATGCCCGTGGGGCAGTGCGTGATCCCCTCCATGGCGTCGTAGGCTCCCATGATGTACCCAGTGGCCCTCACCGCCTCGGGTGTGTACTGGTCCCGCAGTGCATCACGCAGGTTGTTGATCGTTAACTGTTGAGAGTGAGCACTCACTTCAAAAGTGGCGCACCCAATGAGGATGAGGGTTTTAATTAGTTTCATGCCTTTTCTCCATCTCAGCCGCTAGGCTGTCTAGTTGATCGTGGGCTTCGGGGTTCCATATCGCGTCGTCTAGCGACGGGCCTGTCAGGGCCGTGTTGATGGTCCACGTGTTACCTTGTTGGGTGAACAGGGGCCGCAGGTACCGGCCCAACATGGCGTCGTCCACAAGTCGGTCGGCCCTTGCCCTCTCCAACTCGTACGACCGTTTGTAGGCCTCCGCCAGTTGTATCATTCTGTCAATCATAGTCTTCTTCCGTTACTTGGTCTTTCTTGTACGCGTCTAGTGACACCGGTTGCCTCTGACTCACCACCAGTCTATCACGCACGCGTTGCTCTGACAAACCTGTCAGCTTGGCCACCTCTTTGGTGGTTGGCTCCCTGTTGAGCACTTGGGCCAACTCGGTCTCCACCCGCTTGATCTTGCGCAGGTCCTCCTGCACCGCCACCGGCACGTGGATCAGCAGGGCCTTGTTCTCAATGGCTCTGAGCACTTGGCTCTTGATCAGTGTGCGCGCGTAGCTTGCAAACCTTCCCTGCGGCTTCCACCTGTGTGCGGCCTTCATCAGGGCAATGTAGCCCTCCTGCAGTAGGTCGTCTCGTGTCATGCTCCCCGTCATGTCCCACTGCGGCAACTTCTGCACAATGTACACCACAAGGCCCATGTTGGCCTCCACCAAGGCCTCGTGGGCCTCCTCGTCACCCTGCACGATCCTGTGGTGTAGGTCGATCTCCTCCTGCGCTGTCAGTAGCTGTCGTCTCATTGTTCAGGCTCTTTAACTTTAACCTCGGACCACGCGGCCAAGTGCACCACGTTGCCCTCTTTGGTCACACAGTAAGAGTACATGCCGTCAATGTGCTTGAACTCCAACTCCTCGCCATTTTGTAAAATGATCGTGCTGTTTCTCGGTACGTCGTATAGTTTCATTTTGTTTCCTTCATCTTGGCAATAACGTCTTTGTACTCTTGGGCCTGTGGGGTAACTAGGTTAAACACCTCAAAACTGTTTTGGCCGCCTTCACGCCAGTGTAGTTCGTCTTCACACGCCTGTGCAACTTGGTCGGCCTCCTCCTGTGTTCTGTAAAACCCCACAACAGCAGAACTCACGCCACACTCAATGCACCCCACGTTGAACACCATCCACGGCCGGTACAGTACACCCTCGTACTCCCGCTCCATGGCCCTGTTGCTCTTTTGGACCTCTTGGTAGACGGCCTCCATGCGCAGTTTGGACTCACGTTCGATCCTGTTAAACTCGTCGTCTTCGTCTGTATAAATCATAGTTCCTCCATTATTGGCCACATTAGCAGTGGGGTGTCTTTGCCAGTATACGCGCCTTCTATGTTGAAGTCCACAAATTCCAGTGCCTCGTCTCGTGTCATGTCGTCGCGGTTCATAAGTACACTTACGATTTCCTCACCGCTGTACACAAACACAGGCACACGCTCACCGTTTTGGTACGTTAGGGTTGTCCCTAGTATCGCCTTGTCTAGGTCGTGCCATCTCTTCATTGCTTGCCTTTCTCGCCCCACATGAGGCGCTTGTATGCTTTGGGTACCCACGTGGTCTTTAACCATATCCACACAAGGGCCGGTATGTCAAACTTGACCACCTGCCTGTTATGGTCCCACACCACGATGGGTTTGTTTTCTAACTGCCAGTGGGTCATTGTAAAGTTAAAGGACGACGTCAATTGGCCTTGGTAGCCTGCTATCAGTGTACCCATACTGCCGCCCCACCTGCGCTCGTTTAAGAACGCATCGTGTCGGTCCATGGACTGTTTGCACAGCACGGCCCATTCATAGGTTTGAAACGGGTACCTCTGTACTATGACCCCTTGGTCAATCTTTGCGCACACCCACCCGTATAGGTAGTTTCGCACCTCCCAATGTGGTTGGTTGTATGTTGCTGTCATGTCAGTCTCCCTTTGCTTCAAACTCTTTAATCAGGGCATCAAGCCACCGGTGTCGGTAGGCTTGTACCTGCTTGTTATTGTAGGAGTTTTGGTATCTAGGTATAAACCCTTGCTCTTTTAACCAACTCGTGACCGTCGCGTTGTCTCTCAGTCGTGACCCAATTACCCACCTTGCGTGATTTGCCGCCTTGATTGTCACTAATTTGTCGTCCTCTGCGTCACCAATAGCCGCGCAGATATAGTCAGTCTTGTCCTGATTGCCCTTGTTCAGGTAATTCTTGGCCACTCGGAACGCCTCGCTCGTTTTTCTCAGTTTCATTTTGTTTCTCCAAATTTCGTTTCAATACATACCTCGCGTCGGGCCTGCTTGCAAACCACCTGCTCAGTCTACCATCGTCGTCCTGCAATAACCCCTCGGGCCATCCGGTCTTTTTAATGTCTTGTCGTGCCATGTTTTGGTCCTCGCTGTTCAGGGTGTTCAGGGTGTTCAGTCTTATTTTATTATTTTAAAAAAAAAAAAAAAAAAAAAAAAAAAATTAAAAAGAGTGTTTAGACCCTGACACCCTGAACACCCTGAACAACATGAGTACTAAAGTACTCATTTTAGTCAAAGTAACAGATCACAGCCAGTAAAACCACCGCCCACCGCGGTTGTTGGGCCGCCCACAGGGCCAGTACGCCAAATAAGCCTGCTAGTACCATCAGTACACCACCCTGACCGGTGTTTCGGGTGGTAAATGGGCCGTAAAGGCCTCAATGGCCTCTAGGCGCGAGTTTCCAAAGTACTGTGGGCCTGACCCTGCCCAAACCACCCACTGCTCTGCCACAGCGTTATAAGCGACGTGTATGCGTATCATGTGACCTTCCCTTCATGGACTAAATGCTCAAATGTGTTAAACAAACGTTCAAAACGAATCTTGTACAACTCCTGCATGCCTAGCAGGACGTTCATCATGCGGTCTTGGTCCTCGTACAGGGCCTCGGTGCTGTAGATCATGTCTAGGTCGTCCACGACACCCCAACACTCCATGATTTGGTCTTCCAGTGTGAATCGTGTGGGTTCTTTCATCATGTCATACTCCTATTAAGGGTTTTCCCTAATAAGTCAAACATGTCGTTCTGCGCGGCCTCTTTTTGGCCGCAGATTAGCAGGCGCTCAATGTCTGCCAACTGCTCTTGGCTCACCCACAGGCCGTCACCTGCGTCGGCAGGGGCCGTCACCACGTAACCCCAGTCGCGCAGGTACTCGGCCACGTCGCGAATGTTGTAGTCTTCTAACGATCTCATTCTGTCCTCGCTTTCATCATTGCGTCTGCCATAGAGTATGCGTCCATAGCAAGGCCATCCATCCACCCATTGGGGTCGAGCATGTCCATGTCTTTGTCAAGAAAACTCTGCGTCAACGGCTTCATGGCCTCCGCCGCAAAGTAGTCACGCAGGGTCATGCTGACTGCGTGATTATTTGTAAAGTGTGTCGGTACGTCGTTAATGATCATGGTTTCTCCTTCTTGGCCACTTTGACGGCCAGTAAATGCTTGTCACCCAACAAACGCACCGAGCGGACCCACTGGCGCATGTTGTGCCTTGCGGTACTCATAGGTACCATTTCGCGTACGAAAAGTGAACGTACATGTTTCAAAATGTGGGTTTTCATCGTTGTGCCTCCCACACGTCTTCGATGTGCCAGTCGTCGGGGTCGCAGTGTGTGTCGAATGATGACCCGTCTAACTTCTTGGCCAACTCGTAGGCCTCGTCTAGGCTGTTGGCCTCGATCTCCGCCTCACACATGGCACTGTACGACGCGCGCACCTTGAACTTGCGTTTGGGCGCCTCGGGCCATTCTTCTTTGTAAATGTGGATCGGGTTGTCGTTGTGGTCGTACACCTCCACCCACAGTGTGCCCAATGACAGGTGCACTGCCACCCACCCGTTGTCTTTGCCGACCAAAACCTCCACGCGGTTGTCTTGGTGCTGTTTTGCTACTACTGTCATGTTGATTGCTCCTCTCGTTGGTAAACTGTCTCAATGTACTGTTTTGCGGCAGATAAACTGGCATGGTACTTGGTGCCCTTGTCCATGCGTAACATGGTCACAGGGCGCCTGTCGTCGGGTAACTGTCTCAGGTCGCCAAATGACATCCACCCAACAGGCCGGCCGTCAAAGAACACGTCGTAGCCGTCGCAGGTTCTATCAATCTTGTACTCGATCATGTGGCCTCCTGTGTGTATGTCGTGCCTGCCAACTTGACCGACACTATTGTGTCGCGGTTGATGGCTCGGTAGGCCTCTTTCTGCACGTCGAACACAGTTAAGTACTGGTCCGCGTTCAGCTTTGACTCGCCACCTTTTAGGTGTTTTGTAACACCCAATCGGCAGAGCATGGCTCGCTGTGTGCCGTCTTTCTTGATAAACACGACGCTGACAAAACGGCCGTTTGACTCGGCCACGATAGACGCTAATTCATTGCTGTTCATGGTTTGCTCCTTAGATTTCATAAATAACTACGTTGGGGTCGATCTTCATCAGGTCTTTGGCCGCGCCTGATAACATGCGGTACTTCATCTGTGCCTCTGTGTGGCTGATCTCGCCATCACAGTACAGGTTCTCGGGGCTTAGTTGAATGTCGATCAACTCTGCCACCTGCTGTCTGCCCTCGGGGGTGTCAATTGACAACTCGCTGTTGCCAAACAACTTGCGCCAATCATTCTCTGCTTTGATAAATTTCTGTAACTTTTTCATGGTTTGCTCCTTTGTACTAATATGGTCAACTGGGGGTGAATTAGGGCATGGCGTCGTACGCACCGTCCCACTCGTTCATTGCGTCAGTCATGGTGTTGTCCATGACCGTTTCGTCCGGCTCAAGCCCGTAAGCACTCACTCGCGCCCACCCTTGGCTCTTGTTGTCCTTGTCGCGAATCGACAACTCGGCCTCCTCCACCGACAGAATGGCCTCGTCGATGGCCTTTGCGTCGGTCGATCGCTTAACCTGCCACTCCTCACCATCAAACACTGAAATGGTGAAACCCTTGGCCAACATGTGGTCGACCAAATGCTTGTAGGCCACTGTCTGCTTTTCAGGCCCCGTAATATGAATGATTTGCATCGCTCGTCTCCTCTTTTAAATAATTGCGAACTGTTTTCATGTCCTCTTCGCTGACCGTCCATTGGGCGCGATTGCCACCGTCTAGGATCAGGGCGCCTTCGCCACTGCCCCACCGGTCGGTGCCTAGGATCGTTGCCACGTAGTACCGGCTGACAAACTGGCCGTACTCGGTGTGAGGGTACCGGCTGTCATAGAACTCGACCAATGGTTGGTCCTCTTTGTCGTGGGTCAGGCAAAAATCGCGGCCGTACCGGTCGCCTGCGCGCACAATGCGCACGTTGTATTTATCTACTTTAATCATGGTAGGTTCCTTATGTAGTCTGACGAATATGTGACGTACCCCACAAACTGGGACGGGATTAAATAACTGTCGTAATGGCGCAGGGCCATGTAGTCCTCGATCTCGTCGGGGTCCATGATGGCCTTGTTGTCGATTGAATGAATGATCACCATGGGCTCAATGTCGTGCTCTGTCACGCCAAACTGGCCATGTGTCATCATGCCAAACCACACCACAACATTTTCTTTGGTCGTGCTCATGCTGTTGTCTCCTCTGCAAATTGCTCTTGAAACGCGGCCAGTATAAACAGGCCCATCTTGTCCTCGATGCGCTCTTGTGTGTCCATCGATAGCATGCTGTCCATCCACCGACGTGCTTTAATCTCTTTGGCCACGCCTGTAATTTTGAACACTGTGCTGAACTCACGTGCCCTGTTGCACAGGCCGTTGTTGTACAGGTCATAGTAGCAGTTAACTGCGCGCCTGAATGCCTCTAGGTGCTTGTTGGCGCCCTTGCCGTCCTCCACCTCGCCCACGATGGGCAGAAGCTTCTCTAACGCGTCGGCCTGCGCTTGGTAGCGGCCTTGGCCTGTCCAATATGTTCTGTTCATGGTTTGCTCCTATTTGGTTGGTTGTACTACTATGGTCAATTGGGGGTGAATTAAAAAGGGATATCCTCAAATTCTTCTGTTGATTGTTTAGGCGCTTTGTACTTTGGGTAGATGTAAACGTCCCACACGTCGTGGTCGATATTCTCTTCAAAGTAGTCGTTGACCAGTGCCTCGGCCTCTTTACGTGTCTTGCAGGCCTTGAGCACGTGGGGCATGGTGCCCATGGGCGCGTCGGTGTAGGGGCAGTAAGACAGGGATTCGAAAATCACCACGTACTTGCCGGCCTCGTGGTGTGCTCTCACTTCGTCCATGGTGCGCGTGATGCGGTCCCACTTGTCCATCTTGCCCTGCTCGTATGCTGATTGGTGCGCGTTCATTATTTTGCTCCTTGTGCTTTGTCGAATCGTTTGTAGTGGTCGTAACGCAGGACCGCGTTAAGGTAGTTAAAGTAGGTCTCGTGGCCATCGGCCTCCCACTTGTCCGCGGCCGCGCACTGCTCCTCGTACGATGGGAATTCTTGCGTCGTGAACTGGCCTGCTCTGTCAATGATGTACAGTGGAAATTTTCTCATGGTAAGTGTCTTTCGTATTGTTGGGCAAAACCAATAACGTGCGCATTTAGGCGCTCTTGGTTTGTGGTCTCTGCGAATAATTCGTGCTTAATCAGGCCGTCGCGCACTTTGGGCGCCAAGGTCCAAATGACGAACTTATATTCTCCGTTGAAGTAGTCCACAGTAACGCACACGCCATGTGCGGCACTGTTTGCGGCCTTGGCGGCCGTCTCGGCCATGTGCTTGTAGTGGATAAAGCCATTGACGTGGCTTGTGTATGGTTGCAGTGTCATGGTGTGCTCCTGTGTTGTTGATACTACTATGGTCAATTGGGGGTTAATTAAAAGGGCGCGTCCTCGAAATTATCGGGGTTGAATCGGGGCACTTTGGTGCCCTTGTCTTTGGGGTTTGGGAATGGGGGGAATGGCCAGTTTTTCATGGTTTCATTACGTACAGTAAATAGTAGAAAAACGGGCCACCAATGATGGCGGCCAGTATCAGGGCCTCGATAAATTCTCTAAGGTACTTCATGCTTTGAATGCCTCCTTGATTTTTCTGTACTGGTGCAACGCGTCGTTTAGCGTGTTGCGCGTGTCGGTCTTCTCTTCGCGTGTCAGGGCCTCGCTGTGCTCTGTCAGCAAATAGTCTGCCATTTCATACAGCAGGTTGACGTTTAGGTCGCGCCACTGTTTCTCTGTGATTGTGATTGTCTTCATGGTTTTCTCCTGTTGATACTACTATGGTCAATTGGGGGTGAATTAAGCGCTTGCGCGCTGTTCGCTGAAACGTCGGGCCTTGTTGCCGTGGACAATGATCACTGGGCTTGCGCCTGTGCTCTTGGTCGTGCCATTGCATGCTCCGCATGTGTCACACAGTTTGCGCTTGCCGGCCTCTTCTGAGGCAGGGCAGATAAATTCGCGATCTTGCAGGGCCTCGGTGGCCAAGCGAATGCGAAAATATCGCAGGCCGTTTGCGCGTGCCTGTTGGGCCTCTTCCACTGTGTCCGCACTGGCCATTGTCAACTTGGCAATGTCTGCGCGATGGTCCATCGGCAGGGCCTCGTTTGCCCATTGGTGGGTGTAACCTGTGCGGCCTGCGGCCTGTGCTGTAAGGTCCTGCCACACGTAGGCAGGCACTGCGGCAGGGTCTCCATACGTGCCAAGACGCACCATGCGACCGGCCACCAGTGTGCCGACGTCTTCAGGCAGTGCGTCAGGGTACTTGCCTGCCTGCATGGTTTTGAACACCACTGTAGGACCTTGGGCCACGACCACGTAGCACGCGCCACCAAGCGATGGTCTGTGCTTGCAGTTACCGCAGATCGCGCTGTCTGCGCCTGTCTGCACTGCCAAGGTCGGACGCATGTCGTCGCGCAGAATGTATGTCTGCACCATATTGCCTGTCTTACGGTTACTGGAGCCCAGCAGGGCAATGGCCACAATGGGTGTGCCGTCGAGCAAAGAGGGTCCGCGATAAATAACAAAGCCAGTGGGTTTTTTCATGGTGGTTTCTCCTGTTGATACTGATATGGTCAATTGGGGGTGAATTGATCTGCAATGGCCTGCACGCAGGCCATCACGCATCAATTTGCGGGTACGTAATACCCTTGCACTCGGGTACGTGGTCCGCACTTGGCCATGTCCAACTGCGTGCCGTTGATCAGGGCAAACACGTGGCCGGTTTTGTTGATCACTAGGCGCTCATGCTTGGCGCCATCCTCGCGCATAAATTGGGCCAATGTTGGCCTGTCGTTGCGCTTGATGTATGTCAGGCCCTTGCTTGCGTAGGCCCTGATCACGTCCATGCGAGGCACACCTTTGCGTGGCTTGCGGCCGAATGCGGCCATGGTCGCGTGTGCCTCGCTGTAGGGTATGTCGGCCACGTGGGCCAGTGCGCGCACTGTGCAATCACGCGCCTCTGTAACGTGCCGGCCGTCCGGCACTGTCTTGCTGAATTTAATCATGCTGTGCTCCTTAGTTTGTAAAGAAACCGTTGCGACGGGAAATGCGGCCACCGTCGGCCAGTGCGGCCGCGGCCAACTCTTTTTCGTAGCAGGTATCGCAATTTACTGCAATGCCTGACCACTGTCGCGTTGTTGGATTCCATATAGCCACTTCATACTCGGTTGGGTAGTAGTGGGCTATTGCGCGCATGCGCTGAGAAAATGCGATAAGGTTTTTCATGGTTTGCTCCTTTTGGTTGGTGATACTACTATGGTCAATTGGGGGTGAATTGATCTGCAATGGCCTGCACGCAGGCCATCACGCATCAATCATTTGCTCACTGCAAAATAGCAGGTGAGGCCGTCTTTCTCTGCGCCCACATACTCTAGGCCGTCTTCGTCGTTTGGAGCCCAATCGGGTGAACGGTCAGACGCGCACAGGTAGGCCGCGGCACGTGCGGCATTCTTGGCGCTGTACTCGTAAGAGTAACGCACTGGCTTGCTCCAATCGTCCATGCGTTGGACTAAAAAATAGCAGGCCTCTGTGTCAGTGGCAGGCACGTATGTTGTCTTGAATAGTGTGATCATGGAATGCTCCTTTGGTTGGTGATATTACTATGGTCAATTGGGGGTGAATCAGTTTGGCTTGAACGGCCACACAGCACCATGGTGCAGGGCCTCTTCTTTGTCGTCTGTGTGGTAGTCTGCCTCGACCAAGTGTTGGCCGTTGACATAGTGCTTGACGCGGTACTCATTCCATTCGACGTCTTTATAGACGCGTGTCTCGTGGCCTGTTGCTGTGTTGATTGTGTTTGCTATCTTGCGCATGCTGTGCTCCTTGGGGGTTTGGTTGCTGATACTACTATGGTCAATTGGGGGTGAATTGGTATCCGCAGTTGACGAACTACTAGTTCAACAACATCTAGTTGGCCAACTAGAGTAAGACGCTAGACCACCACATAGGCCTCGCGTGCGCATCCTAGATGCGAATCATTCTCATTAAAGTTTCATGCACTTTGCCACGTTGGCATGCTTCTTGCTAATAGCAACATACGTGCCAGTGTGCCTTGGCATGCTTCTTGCTAATAGCAAGATCGGTGCCATGTCCACGTTGGCATGCTTCTTGCTTGGCTAGCAAGATCCGTGCCTGCTTGGCCTGCATACTGTACTGGGTAGGGTATCGCGCTGAGTGGGTACTATACCCAGTAGGGTATCGCGCTGAGTGGGTACTATACCCAGTAGGGTATGCAGGGTACCCCTACCAGTATGGGTATGCTGTCCAAGTTGGCATGATACTTGCTAGGGGGCGTTGTTTTTTAGCGACACCCCATTTAGGGTCCCATCGGGTAACCGGGGCGGGGGGCCCCTACAGACAGCAAGTTTTTTACAAATCCGCCGAAAAGTGCTTTCCCTAAATTTTTTTACAATATACCCCCGGGAGTATAGCAACCCTACTGTCAGCGTGGTTATTTGTGACGTCATGGGTACTCAATTTTAAAAAATGAGTACCTAAGTACTCATGTTGTTCAGGGTGTTCAGGGTGTCGGGGTCATATCTCTATATTTTATTTTTTTTTTTTTTTTTTTTTTTTTTTAAAAATAATAAATAAAGACTGAACACCCTGAACACCCTGAACAAAACACCACTTTTGGGCCAACATACTCCCCCCACTGGAGTAGGGCACAAACAGCCAAGTACATGGGTAATTAGGGTTAGACATGGGAATCGACGCACGTACCCCCATTCCCACCACTGCCGGATGGCAGTTAGCGCGGTTCATCAAACCGGGGGATGAGGTTTTTGATTACACGGGCCTGCCAGTCAAGGTTGTTTCTGTCCAAGAGTACACGCCGGTGGTGTGTCATAAGATTTGGACCAAGGACGGCCTGACGTTGGTGGTGGATAGCCGCACCGGCATTCCGGTGTACGACAGTAAAGCATTCTTCACACTGTCCAAGTGGGGGCGCAAGGTCCCAACCCGAGAAGATTACATTCTCCCTATCTACGCACCACAGAACCTATCAACCGTTGAGACGGGGTGGTGTAGGATGCCAACGTGCTACCCGATCAGGCCCACAGCCAAACCGCTACCCCTGCACCCCTACGACATGGGGATGTGGATAGGGGACCCGCACAGAGACAAACGTACAAAGGTCACATCCAAGCTGATCGAGTCGTACGGCAAAATACCAGACCACATTCCAGAAGAGTACCTGTTCTCGTCGTTTGAGCAACGCTTGGCTATACTCCGAGGGGTATGTGCATCTAGGCCAAAGTGCCACAGCCGCGTCTCAGCCAAGTTCAGGTTCAACATTAAAAACCTGAGGCTGTTCAGGTCAATCCACAATTTGACAGAGTCCCTTGGTATCAGGACAGAGATTGCACAACACCAACACCAGTACCACATGGTGTTCAGGACAAACCTAAAACTGGTCGAAGACCAAATGCCGGTGCGTCGGCCTCAGTACGAGGAGATGCGCAGGGTTACCCACGTTACCAGTGTGGACATTAGACCCTGCGTGCACATTAAAACCGCAGACCCAAACAACACGTTCCTAGTTAGCGAGGGGTACCTGACAGTATGCCTATGAACGACACACAGCAAAAACTACTCAAGGCGTTTGCCGAACAGAACAAGGGGTGGCCCAAAGAGCAACTGGATCTGGCACTGTGGCGGGTGAGGTGGGAGCTAACAGCCCTGCCCCACCAACGAGAGCCGGACGACGGGGAGTACGATACCTTCTTGCTTTTAGCCGGCCGGGGTTCGGGCAAGACGCACACGGCGTCAAACTGGTTAGGCTTGCGCGCGGCAATCTACGACAAGACCCGCTGGTTGGTGACGGCGCCAACATCAAACGACATTCGGGCAACGTGCTTCGAGGGTGACTCGGGCCTCTTGAACATCATACCCTCTTCGCTGATCAAGGACTACAACAAGTCGCTGTTTGAGTTGACGTTGAAGAATGGAAGCATGATCCGCGGCATCCCGGCGTCTGAGCCAGAGCGCTTCCGGGGTACACAGTGGCACGGCATGTGGGCAGACGAGTTGTGCGCGTTCGAGTACATTGACGACGCGTACGACCAGATTCAGTTCACACTGCGCCTGACTGACCCGCGCATAGCCCGTGTGCAGTCGATCATCACCACCACGCCAAAACCACTGGAACTTATCACAGACCTGAACGAGGGCAAGGTGGGCGGCGACGTGTACGTGTCCAGAGCCTCCTCATACGACAACAGGGCCAACCTGTCGTCGACGTTCTTCAAACAGCTTGAGGCCTACGAGGGCACAGACTTGGGCAAGCAGGAGATCTACGGCGAGATCTTGGACCCCGAGAACGCGGGTATTGTCAAGCGCAGGTGGTTCAGGAGTTGGCCAGCGCACAAGGCGACACCAACACTGGAGTACGTGCTGGTGTCATACGACCCAGCAACAAGTGAGAAAACACACAACGACCCAACCGCGTGCATCGCGCTAGGTGTGTTCGAGCAAGATGACTTCGCGACAAGTTGCATATTGCTTGACGCGTGGGACAACCACCTGTCGTACCCCGAGTTGCGCCGCAAGGTGATTGAGGACTATAAGGAAGTTGTGTACGGCGCGGACAACACGTTCGCAAAAGGCAAGAAAACGGACCTGATCCTCATGGAAGATAAGTCGGCGGGCATCTCTTTGATCCAAGAGTTGCAGGCCGCGCACCTGCCGGTGAGGTCATACAACCCCGGACGAGCAGACAAGGTGCAAAGGATGAACATTGTGGCGCCGCTGATTGCAAAAGGACGGGTGTATATCCCCGAAGACCCAGAAAACCCGGGCGAGGTAGCCCCATGGGCCAAGCGTTTTATCCGCCAAGTGTGTTCTTTTCCCGAAGCAAAGGGCCACGACGACTACGTTGACGCATTATCTCAGGCCCTCCGCGTCTTGCGCGACTCAGGGTGGCTCCAGTTGGACCCACTACCACCAAGAGACTACGCACACGCAGACGACATAGCGCGAAACAGGGCTTATAACCCTTATGCCGCGTGATTTTCGGGCACAAACACCCTGATTTATGGGTGATTGGTTATAGGAGGCCCTTGAATGCACAGTTCATCGCACGCAAAAGAGATCAGGCAGTGTGGTTGTCGAATGTGTCGTGGTATTCGAGCACGTAGCGAGTCATTTTCTGTGTGGGGCAAGGTTAGAGCAGGGTATCGGAGCATGTTGAAAGACATTGTTAGGGGCGGGGACCTTGAAAACTACAACAAAATTTTGAAAAACCGAGATTACGATGCTTAATCCAATTAAAACACCGACACAAATGATGTATGAACAAGCCGGAATACCGCACTACGGCAAGGGCGGTGATGTTGTTGGTCAGTTTGCAAGCCGAATCCAAGACGCAATTCGCAAATACACAAAGGCCGTGGGTAAGCCGCCCTCTGCCGAAGAAGTAAAACAACTAGAAGACCACATTAGGTCGCTTTCTAAGCCCACAGGCAACGCGCCGCAGACAATGGCGCGCACACAACAGCAAACACCGTTTTCAAACCAGCTTGTTGACGCCTCAGGTCGCCCGTACCCCGCAGTGACCACACCAGAGGGCCGCACAATCACCCCAGAGCGTGCCAAGGGCATGACAACACGCGAGACAATTGGCCCGTTCCAAGGTGTGCCGAGCCAGTTTGACATGACGCCAATGAACATCAAGGCGCGTGCGTACCCCAAGGGTCAGTTTCAGAACGCGTTCCCTGAAGACGAGTTCATGTCCATGGCAAACACAGGACGCACGTCCAACCGCACATGGAACAAGTCATTTACACCGTCGACTGAAGAGTTGGCAACACGCCAGCAGTTGGGTGAAGAGGCAATGGACCTGTCAGACGACGCAATGGGTGGCTTGGGTGCCATTCGTGCAACAGAGGGCGACATTCCGCAGATGACCAGCGCCAGCGCGCCGTTTGCTGAACGTTCAGCACAGCTTGAGGGTCCCGGACTGGAAAAACTGACAGACGAAATGTTGTTGGGTAAGCACGGCGCTTTGGTGGACAAGGTGGTCGCTGACTTCAAGGCCCGCGGCATTGAGCCAGACCAAGAAGACATTGTCAACGCGATCAACGCGATGATTAACCCCATGCGCCACAACTACACTGGCGTAAACCCAATTGCTCAACGCCCTATGCAGGGCCGTGGCCCAGCAACCGCAGAGATGAACGCGTGGCGTGACGAGGCCCGCATGTCTGGTCTGCCAGAGACGGTGGTGACTAAGCACCCGTCGGACTGGAAGCCACAACAACAACGTGATTATTTGCTCGACACCGAGCCAGCACAGCGTGCGCCGTTTGCGCAAGACTGGCAGATGCAAGAGTTGGAAGACAAGCGCCGCCGTGCCGTTCAAGGCAAGGCAGAGGGCGGCTACATGCAGTCACCCCGCGACATGCAGGCCGAGATGATGGTCCGCGGTTACGCTGGGGGTGGGTACACACAAGAGCCCACACAAGAGGACATACTAAACTACATTCGCAGTGGCGGCTCAAGAATGGGCACCTCGGCTGAAGAGGTGTTGATGCGCAACATGGAGCGCCGTGAGCCGTCCATGAGCGAGTACAAAGCATCGCCACGTGAGCGCATCTCTTCACTAGGCCAAGAGTTCTTAGAGAAATCTGGCATGGGCCGCTACAAGGCACGCAAGATGGCTGACACTGTAGTTGGTGGCCCTTCTAGCAACCTGCCCGGCAATTTTGGTTTGGCCGACATTGCAACACTCAACCCCGCTGGCGCCATGGCCGTGGCCCCAATGTACGCGTCAGAAACAGGACACTATTTGGCCAAAGGCGATCCAGTTGGCGTTGGCATGAGCGCACTGGGTATGTTGCCAATGGCTCAACCAATTCGTAAAGCATACAGAGGCTTTAACCAATAATGCAACCAATTATCCCAATTCAAAAGGGCGGTAACCTGTCCGCGTTGTCTTACGCAGAAAACGAGACAACCAAAGAGGTAGACACGGAACAAGAAGTTCAGGATCTGGCCAACGCGCTGGACTTGGACATTGACGACGTGGAGTCCGAGATTATTGAGTTGGAGGATGGCTCGGTTGTGGTCAACATGTTGGACACACAAAAGCCGTCAGAGAACCCAGAGTTTTATGCCAACTTGGCAGAAGAGATGGAAGACAGCGTTCTTCAGTCTTTGTCTTCAGAGTACTTGGACCTTATCGACGTGGACCGCGAGTCACGCAAACAGCGTGACAAACAGTACGAAGAGGGCATTCGCCGCACTGGTCTGGGCAACGACGCCCCCGGTGGCGCAACGTTCCAAGGCGCGTCCAAGGTTGTGCACCCTATCATGGCAGAGGCCTGCGTTGACTTTGCGGCCAACGCGTCTAAAGAGTTGTTGCCCGCCGACGGTTTGGTGCGCACGTACATCAAGGGTAAGGCAGACCAAAAGCGTTTGGACACAGCACAGCGTAAGGCCAACTTCCTGAACTGGCAGTTGACCGAGCAGGTTGAAGAGTACCGCGACGAGATGGAGCAGTTGTTCACACAGCTTCCCCTTGGTGGCTCACAGTATTTGAAATGGCGCTTTGATAAAGACCTCAACCGCCCAGTGCCCGAGTGGGTGCCGATTGACAACATTCTGTTGCCGTTTGCGTCTACGAATTTTTACTCAGCCGCGCGCATTACAGAACAGCAAGACATCACAGAGGACATGTTCAAGCAACGTGTCGAGATGGGTGAGTACGTTGACATTGAGTTGTACACAACCGACGTCAACGTGGACGAGCAGACACAGGCCAAAAAAGCCAACGACAAGATCGAGGGCATCACAGAGCCGTCTAAGAACGTGGACGGTTTGCGCCGTGTGTACGAGATCACAACGTTCTTGCGTTTGGACGACGACCCTCTGACAGAGGGCGCACGCGCGCCGTACATTATGACGATCGACGAGACAAGCGGCAAGGTTGTTGCTTTGTACCGTAATTGGGCGGCTGGCGACACACGCATGCGCAAGCTTGATTGGATGGTCGAGTACAAATTTATTCCTTGGCGCGGCGCCTACGCGATTGGCATGCCACACCTTATTGGTGGCCTGTCTGCCGCACTGACTGGCTCATTGCGCGCCCTGATGGACGCGGCTCACGTGAACAACAGCCAGACCATGCTGAAGCTAAAAGGCGGACGCATTGGTGGACAGACGGACCGCATTGAGCCAACACAGGTCATGGAGATCGAGGGTTCGCCCGGCGTGGACGACGTGCGCAAGCTGGCCATGCCACTGCCGTTCAACCCACCGTCCTCGGTGCTGTACAACCTGCTTGGTTGGTTGACTGACGCGGCTAAAGGTGTTGTGAAGACCAGCGAGGGCCGTATTGCTGACATGAACAGCAACACACCTGTTGGCACAACGCAGGCAATGATCGAGCAGGGCTCGAAGGTGTTCTCAAGCATTCACGCACGACTGCACCGCAGTCAGGCTAAGAGCTTGCAGATTCTGTCTCGCCTGAACTGCTGGTACTTGGAGGACATGGACAACCAGTCCGGCGCCGAGATTGCGGTTGAGGACTTTGAAGACAACTCAGACGTCAGCCCGATCTCTGACCCTAACATCTTCAGCGAAACACAGCGCTTAACACAGGCGCAGTTGGTAATGCAGTTGGCAGACAAAGCGCCGCAACTGTACAACATTCGTGAGGCGCACATGCGCGTGATGAAGTTGATGAAGGTGCCTGACATTGAGAAGGTCATGCCTAACCCACAGGGCTCGGTTGAAAGTAACCCCGCGCTGGAGAACGTGCAGATGACCATGGGCCACGCGGCCGCCGCGTTCCCAGACCAAAGCCACATTGACCACCTGAAGGTGCACTTGGCGTACATGATGGACCCCGCGTACGGCGGCAACCCGCTCATCAGCCCCGGTGTGACGCCCATGATGTTGGAACACATCAAGCAACACCTGACACTGCACTACCTACAGTCTATGCGCAACTACGTGTCGCACGCCGCCGGTGGTGAGGACGCATTCAAGTTGAACGAAGAGCGCAAGTTGGACCAAGCCGCCCAAGAGGCGTTGGCCATGGCCGCACAGTTGGTCAACCAAGACGCAGAGAAGACGTTTGAAGGCATCAACCCGATTATCCAGCAGTTGGTGCAACAGATGCAACAGGCTAAACAGTCCCAGATGCAAATGGCCGTAATGGCAGACCCAACGTCTCAGGCGTTGATGCAAACACAAATGGCCGAGACAAAGCGCAAGACAGAAGAGGCGCAGGCTCGCTTCCAGTTGGAGCGCGAGAAGATGGAAGCCGAGATGGCGGACAAGGTGCGTGACATGCAGGCCAAGTTGGCAGAGATTCAGGCCAAGCTTGGACTACAGCAACAGTTAGCCGACCAAGACAACGCGGCCAAGGTGGCGATTGCGGACATTAACAACTCTTCCAAAGAGCGTGTGGCCATGATCAACTCAGACCAAGCGTTGAGCGCACAACAAATTAAACAACAGCATTCACAAGAGATGACTGCGTTGGAAGCAGAAAGCCAAGCGTACGCGGATTTGCGTAAGCATGGGCTAGACCAAGCGCAAGCAGAAGAGCAACGTGCACACGATGCGGCGATGCAGGCGCAACAACAGTTGGCCCAAGCGGTTCAACAAGCACAACAACCAACAGGAGCACAGTAATGGCAACAGATAACAGCAACATCGGCTTTCGTAAAAGCTACATGATGACAGGCAAGCCCGGCTACGCAGGTGGCCCCGGTTCACCCGTAGAAAAAGGACCCTCTGGTTCAAAGATGGCCCCTAAGGCACCCTTGTACCAAGTACCGCCCGTAAATAGTCGCGGTTTAAAGAAATAAGTTAGGGCGTAAGTACACACTTTTGTGTGTACTTAGTTATAAGGAGGGTTTTTGATGAAAGACCCGTTGTATGAATCGATCTTCAAGATCAAAGAAGCTGTTTTGTTATTGCAAGACGGCGTTTTGAATGGGGTCGATAGCTGGGACAAATACAACCAGCTAGTAGGAAGAGGCCAAGGTCTGAAAGAGGCTTTGGATATTATCAACAGTGTCCTGCAAGAGGACGAGGAATCTGACAATGACAGAGAGCAAGTACCAAGTAGATGGTCGGAGTGAAGCTGACTGTTTTCCGGCCGTTGATCCGGGAATCAAGCTTAAAGGCAACCGAATCGTAGTTCAATTGCGAAAAGCCAAAGACGTTTCAAAAGGCGGCATCATTTTAGTTAATGATACAAAGGCCACCGAAAAATGGAACGAGGTGATTGCAAAGGTGGTGGCAGTAGGCCCCTTGGCATACAGAGATCTCAACACACTGCAACCGTGGCCAGAAGGCGCATGGGCAGAACCCGGAGATCTTGTTCGTGTGATCAAGTACGGCGGCGACCGCTGGGCAGTTCCACACGGCGACGGCGAGGTTGTGTTTATCATTTTGCAAGACCGCGAGGTTATTTGCTCAATTGATAATTTTGAAACCGCGAGGACAATGTTCCCCGCATTTGTTGAATAAAGGATTTCGTTATGAAATCAGTGCAAAAAGCAGAAATGCAAGCTGGCGAAGACATCGCCATTAAAGAACGTGATGATGGTAGCGCATTAGCGGCCATGGAAGATCATGTAGACCCGTTTGAGGGTTCGGATGATCAAGACTCATCTCAAGACAACGAAGATGAGAATGGTGACACACAAAGCATGGCCGAAGGCGGCGATGTTGATGGTGACACCGAAGAAGACAGAGAGGCCCTTCGAGCCGCGCGTCGTGAAGAGCGACGCCTAAAGAAGGACCTGACGAAGCAACGCGAGGTTAGCGCAAAGCATAAGATCAGTTCGCTGGAACGCCGCAACGAGACCCTTGAGCGCCGGTTGGCCCAAGTGGAAAACGCCGCAGTAGGATTCCAGTTTGCACAGATCGACCGCCTGTTGGAAGACGAGGCAACGCGCGTTGAGTACGCAAAGATGAAGGCAACGCAGGCCGCGCAGGCGGGCAACGTGGCCGAGCAAATGGAATACATGGAGCAGTTCCACAACGCCAAAACAAAATTGGCGCAAGTGCAACTGCTCAAACAGCGTCAGTTGGAAGAGGCCAAACAGCCCCGTAACAACGTGCCGAACCCTGCAACTGAGGTTGTTCAGGAAAACGCAACGCAATGGTTGAATTCAAACCGTTGGTATGACCCCAGTGGTAAAGACACAGACAGCCGCATTGCCAAGGTAATTGACAACGCGCTGGCTAGCGAAGGTTGGGACCCGGCCGACCCAGAGTATTGGGACGAGTTGGACAATCGATTGAAAGAACGTTTACCCCACCGGTACACGAGCAAAATGTCAGGCGGAGACCGTAACCGCCGTAGCGGAACCTCAAGTGGTCGCACAGACGTGAGTGGTAGTGCTGTAAAGAACACCTTCACACTGAGCAGAGACCGCGTGCAGGCGCTTAAAGACGCAGGGATGTGGGACGACCCATCCAAGCGTGCTAAAGCAATCCGAAGCTACGCAGATTTTGACCGTAAGAACCGAGTAACGAAATAAGGGGTAAGACATGGCTAACAATCGAATTACACGAGATTTAGACGAGCGCCTGCAAGGGCGCGTGGAAGAAATTAAGGCGAGGAACGAAGTGTCTTCGCCCGAAGAAGCAGTGAAGCGTGAAAGGCTGGAGGCTTTTCGGGACAAATGGTCCAACAACGCACTGCCGGAC